CTGTTTCACCCCGGCTGCCGTCACAGTTTGGGCGCCTATCAGCCGGGCATCACGAAGCCGATGCATGACACTGCGGACCCTGCCGGTGATGCGGCCCGGCAGAAGTTGCGGTATTTGGAGCGTCAGGTGCGGTCTTGGAAGCGGGCGCAGGCTGTCGCGTTGGATCCTGCCGCCGAGCGTAAGGCCGGGGCTCAGGTGCGGGCGTACCAAGCGAAGATCCGCGACCACGTGGCGTCGACGAGCGCCAAGCGCATCCCCGCTCGCGAGCAGGTCGGGCGCGCCCGCTAGTTCAACCCACATTTGCCAACGCGAGGAGATCGGATTGACATGGCAGGCAAGACACCCAGCAAGGGCACATCCGCAGACATGCGCCTCAAGGCCAACACGGGCAAGAGCCCGGTGTTCGGCTCACCAGAGTGGCGGGCCAAGTACGGAATGAAGGCCAAGAAGAAGAAGCCCACCACCACTGGTGCTGCCGGTGCCAGTAAGTCGCCAGCCTTCGGTACACCGGAGTGGCGCGCCAAGTACGCCAAGCGCGGCAAGTAAGTCCCGCTACCCCTCATTTGTCCTCACCGCACGGTGAGACTGCACCACCCCATGCCCTGACGCTGCACAGCGGACGGGCCGATCCCGCACGGGAGGAACACATCATGGCTGACAAAGAGACCGAAGGCACCGAAGGCACCGAAGGCACCGAGGAGCAGACCAGCGAGGGAACCACTGCCGAAGGGCAGGGCACCGAGCCGCAGACGTCTGACACCACGGACTGGAAGTCCATGTCCCGCAAGCATGAGGCGGAAGCCAAGGCCAACCGCGCAGCAGCCAAAGAGCTTGCCGCGCTCAAGGCCCAGGATCAGACCGACGCCGAACGCCTGGCCGACGAACGCGACTCCGCGAACAGTCGGACGTGGGATGCGATCCGTCGCGCTGTGACCGCCGAGGTCAAGTCTGTTGCCGCTGGCCTGAAGTTCCAGGACCCGGCGGACGCTTTGCGGATGCTCGACCTGGACGACTTCGCCGACGACAGCGGCGAGGTTGACGACGCGGCCGTACTGGCTGCGCTCAAGGCCATCGCTGAGAAAAAGCCCTACCTGCTGGCCGGATCCACCATGGTCGGCAAGTCCGGCGGTCAGGTCACCGGTGGCGGCACCACGAAACAGTCCGACGACCCGCAGCAACGCGCCCGCGACTACTACGCGGCCGCAGCAACCAAGTAACCCGACCCCTCGGCGTTGTGCCAGGGCGGACAACCAGCAACAACCCCGAAGGAGAAAACCATGCTGTTCATCACCCTCGCGCTCCTGGCGGTCCTCGCCGTCATGCGCATCGTCCAGCTGGGCGGGTTCCGTGCCCGCCTCGCCCGGATCCTCTCGATCCCCGAGCTCGGCGCCCTCACCCTGGCGGAAGCCAACCTGTCCACGAACAACCCGATCGTCCCCGGCATCGTCGAGACGTTCGTCAAGGAGTCCCCGGTCATCGACCGGATCCAGTTCAAGGACATCCAAGGCAACGCGTACAAGTACAACGAGGAGCTGGCGCTCCCCGGTGTCGAGTTCCGCGCTGTCAACGCGGCCTACTCGGAGTCCACGGGCACCATCAACCCGAAGACGGAGTCCATTGTCATCCTCGGTGGCGACGCCGACGTCGACACGTTCCTGGTCAAGACCGGCGGGAACCTCGCTGACCTGCGGGCCACGCAGGACAAGATGAAGGCGAAGGCGGCGGCGTATAAGTTCGACGACACGTTCATCAACGGCGACACCGCAGTCGACGCGAACAGCTTCGACGGTCTGAAGAAGCGTCTCGTTGGCGCCCAGGTCGTCGTGGCTGGTGTCAACGGGCTGTCCATCCTGGGTGCGGCCGACGCCGACCGGCACGCGTTCCTCGACCAGCTCGACCTGCTCATCGCCCAGGTGTTGGGCATCAACGCGTCCAACGGGGCGCTGTACATGAACGCCGCGGTGAAGGCGAAGATCGCCAGCTCGGCGCGGCGCCTGACGATCTACGACCAGACGGTCGACAGCTTCGGCCGGCACATCCAGACGTACAACGGCATCCCGCTGTTGGACATCGGGAACAAGGCTGACGGGACGCTCGTGATCCCGCAGACCGAGACGACGGGCACGTCCGCCGTCACGTCCTCGATCTACGCCGTGAAGTTCGGCAGTGGCGAGGGCGAAGGCAGCGTCTGCGGTCTGCAGAACGGCACCATCGACGTCCGCGACCTCGGCGAGCAGCAGGTCAAGCCGGTCTACCGGACCCGCCTCGAGTGGTTTGTTGGGCTCGGCGTGTTCTCCGGCCGGGCCGCGGCCCGTTTGACCGGCGTCCTCGCGACCTGACCGTCGCTGTTCCTGTCGTGCCCCGGCTCACCTCCTTTGAGCCGGGTCACGGCAGGACCTCCACTTCACCCTTCACTTCACACCCCGAACAGGAGCACCTCGTGGACGTCGAACCGACCCCACCCACCCCACCTGAGACCCCGGACCCGCCCGTCGCGCCCGTCGCGAGCAAGCCGAAGGCACCGAAGGCCCCGAAGGTCCCGAAGGACCGCATCGAGCGGTACGAGGCTGTGCGGCCCGATGGCACGGTCGTCACGGTCGAGCACAACCTCGACAAGGGCACCACGGAGATCGTCTCCGCTGCCAAGTAGTCATCATCACCCGTACTCGCCCAAGAAGGAGAACGAACAATGGTTACCAAGAAGCCCACTGAAGGTGTCGCGTCGAAAGCCCAGAACGACAAGCTGTCCCACTCGGAAGGCGGGGTCACGACCCGCGACGACGCCCTCGACCTGGGTGTCCCGATGCTGCCCGGCGACCCCTCGGAGCCCCAAGGTCCCGAGGACGCGCTGGGCGAGGGTCCCAAGCGTGGGGACTACCGCGACCGCCTCGGCGGGCCCGGGTACCAGCCCCACCAGGGCGAGGTGCCGCAGCGTCCGAACGCTGATGACATCGGCGACGCCAAGGGCCTCAAGGGCGGCGTGACGACTGCGCCCAAGGCTGAGAAGGCCTGACCGCGCCGATGACCACCTACGCGACGGTCGAGCAGCTCGCAGCAGCACCCTGGGGTCTCGCCCCGCCCGATGCTGCCCGGCTGCTCGTCCGCGCGTCGGAAGTCATCGACCAGGCCCTGCGGATCGCGATCTACGACGTCGACGCCGTCACCGGGGCACCCACTGAAGCCGCCGTCATCCAGGTGTTGGCGGACGCGACGTGTGCGCAGGTCGAGTTCTGGGAGACCGGCGACGAGGAAGACGACATCCTCGGACCCGTCCAAGGCATCAGCCTGGCCGGGATGCAGATCCAGTACGGCGGTTCGGGAGTTGTGAGCGGCGGTCGCGTGTCCCCCACCTACCTGGCACCCAGGGCGCACCGGATCCTGGTCAACGCCGGTTTGCGTGACGGCCAACCGGTGTCCTGGTGAAGATCCGCCGCTCACTGCTCAAAGACCTCGTGGTCGTCGAAACGTACACGGGTGACGGAGCCTACGGGCCCAACTTCGCGGCTTCGGTCACGGTCAAGGTGAACGTTGACCAGACCCGCCGCCTGGTCCGCAACGCTGCCGGCGACGAGGTCGTGTCTGAGTCCACCCTGGCTGTGCACCCGGCCCCCCGCGACGAGGCCACCGGGCTGCTCTTGGACGCCGGAACCCTGTTCGCCCCCGAGTCGAGGGTCACGATTGGCGGCCGGGTCGCTCGGGTGATTGGTGTGAAGGCGAACACGGTTCGCGGGCGTGTGGTGTTCCTGAAGGTGACGACCACCTGATGGGCCTCAACCTCCCGAGCAGCGCCGAACTCCACAACGCCGCCGTCCGCGGGCTCGTCAAAGCCTCCGAGCACCTCCTCCAAGTTTCCAACACCCTCGTCCCCATCGAGGAAGACACCCTGGAACGCTCCGGCGTCGCCTCCATCGATGAGGCCACCCTGCGCGCCGCCGTGTCCTACGACACGCCGTACGCCGTGAACCAGCACGAGAGCATGGACTTCCGGCACCCCGGCCCCGGCAACGCCAACCCCCAAGGGGTTGACCGTGTCGCCAAGTTCCTGGAGACCGCGATGCTCACCGAGGGCTACACCATGGAGGAGATCCTCGCCAACGAGGTCCGGGCCAGCATCGCTTCGCAGACGAACCAACCCCCGCTGTTCCACGCACCCCGGCGGAGGGAATGGACATGAGCGACGACGACTTCACCACAGACGTAACCTTCGACGCTCCCGGCGGATGGCCCTACGTGGACTTGGTTCCGGGCGACCCTGGTCCCGGTTGGACACCACCAGCCACCATCGGCGGCACATGGTGCCGGATGTCACCCGAAGGCATCTTCGAGACATGGCCGCGAGACAAGACCCGGTGTGAGGTCGTCCTCTCAGACGGCATCAAGGCTCTGCTCGGCACGACTACCGCGGGCACCCGATGACCGGCTTCGAGACAAACCTCCTGACTGGCATCGCCCAGCTCCTGGCCACCGCAGGCCTCGGAACGTGGCGCGACACCGGCATCTACACGGCTGCTGAGACCGGGATCGTGTTCGACACCGTGCCCGCCAGCCCGGACCGGGTCATCACCCTGACCGACTACGTGGTCTCCGACGACCCAACCCTGTCCGACTCCATCATCGGCGTGCAGGTCCGCACCCGGTGGGGCGGCCAAGACCCCCGGCCTGTCAAAGACCTCGACGGCGCCATCTTTGACGTCCTGCACGGCCTCGAAGGCGTGAACCTGACCGGCGGCGTCCACATCGTGTCCATGTTCCGCCGCTCCGGGACATCCATGGGGCAGGACGCCAACAACCGTTGGGGTCGCTCGAGCAACTACTACGCGACCGTTCATCGACCCAGCACCAACCGTTCGTAACCAGTCCACCCCCTGCAACACCCGCACGAAGGAGAAACATCATGTCCCCTGCAACAACGAAGGTTCAGCTCGGTGCGGCAACCACCGTCCGAAAGTGGTACCTCGACGTCAACACCGGCACCACGGACGCCCCCACCTGGACCGGCGTGTTC